ACGGGACGCGTGCGCCGTGCGGAGGTTCGCCAATGCGCCTTCGATAGCGGTCTTGTTGCCTTCCGACAGTTTATCGCCATACTCCTTCAGTTGCTTTTCCGTCTGGAAAATCATCGAGTCGGCTGCGTTGACTTTCTCGATGGCTTCGCGCTCGGCTTTATCAGCGGCTTCGTTGGCTTTCGCTTCTTCGCGCATCCGNCTGATCTCGGCATCGGTCAATCCGCTCGATGCTTCAATCCGGATTTTCTGCTCTTTACCCGTGCCTTTATCTTTGGCCGTTACGTGCAGAATACCATTGGCATCTACGTCGAACGTTACTTCGATTTGGGGAACCCCACGCGGTGCCGGTGGAATATCGGACAGGATAAACCGGCCTAACTGACGGTTTTGAGCCGCCATAGGCCGCTCGCCCTGCAATACATTGATCTCCACACTGGGCTGGTTGTCCGATGCGGTCGAGTAGGTTTCTACTTTCTTGCTCGGGATCGTCGTGTTGGCATCCACCATCTTGGTGAATACGCCACCCATCGTTTCGATACCCAGCGACAGCGGGATAACGTCGAGCAACAGGACGTCTTTTACCTCACCCGTCAACACACCACCCTGAATGGCAGCCCCAATGGCTACGGCTTCGTCGGGGTTAACGGCTTTGGACGGCTTGCGACCAAACAGCTTCTCTACTTCTTCCTGTACTTTCGGGATCCGGGTCGAACCACCCACCAGAATGACTTCGTCGATCTGGCTGGCCGACAGACCGGAGTTTTTCAACGCCTTGCGGCAAGGCTCCAGGCTCCGCTGAATCAGCGAATCGGCCAGTTGCTCAAATTTCGCCCGGCTTAATGTCCGCACCAGGTGTTTGGGAATACCATTCACCAGAACAGATTTACGGTGTGCTACAACGGATGGCCACACAAAAGGTGCTACATCACGAAACTATCTACCGCTACATCTATCGTCATGAGGCCATAGCTGACAGGCAAACTTTTGATGATGAGTCACTTACTCAGTATCCTCGTATTCGTCACCGCAAGCATTATAAGAAACGGGGTAAACTCCTCAAACGTCAACTCATGGCTCCGGCCACCCGGTCCAAATCGGGTCAGCATTGATCTACGTCCACCTATCGTTGAGACGAACACCGAACTGGGTCACTGGGAAGCTGATACGGTCATTGGCAAAGGTCATGATGGGGCTCTCTTAACATTGGGCGAACGACGTACAAAGTACGTGCTGATCGTCAAATTGGGATCCAAACAGACGCGTGCTCTGGTTAGTGCAGCGACCAAAGCGCTGTGCCGAAGTACCCTTCCGGTCAAGACCGCACGGGTGGCCCCGTTGGCACAGCGTCGGCTGCCCGGTGGGAATTGCGGGCAGCGCTGCGGTCAAATCGGTTGGGTACAGGACAGAGAAATTTGAGATGAGCACGGCACAGTCGCAGTGGCGCCCCCCCCCCCCTGCCAAAAAGTACCGGACCGATTCCTGTCTCTCATCAAACGTTAGACAACCTCTGAACGACCAAGGAACTGTTTACGGTAATGCAAACGCCACGTACCGATCCCCCGACTTTGTTTTGAGTTTGCCACCCCCGCAGGCAATCACCACGTATTGCTTGCCATTAACAGCGTAGGTACTCGGCGAAGCATACCCGGCAGCAGGCAGTTTGTCCCGCCAGCGTTCACGTCCCGTTTTGCGGTCGAAAGCCCGAATCAGTTCGTCGCGCGAGGAGGCAATGAAGAGCAACCCGCCCGCCGTGACGGCCGGCGCACCATAGTTGTCGGTGCCCGTCGGGGGCAGGCCCTTTGCCACCAGTTCGGGGTACTCCCCCAGCGGGACTTGCCAACGGTGTTCGCCCGTATTCAGGTCGATCGCCGTCAGCGTGCCCCAGGGTGGGCGGCTAACGGGGTACCCGGCCCGGTCGTACCAGCGGGTAAACCCGGTGTGGTGGTAGGGTGCGGTGTTCAGGCCCGCCTGGCTGGCGACGGACGTTGTTTTGCCAAACAAAAAATCCACGATGGCCTTCCGCTCGGCTGCCTTCAGGTGGGTGAAGGCAGGCATCATACCCTGACCTTTGGCCAGCACCTGGGCCACCGACGTCTCGTTGCGTTTTTGGGAAATGCCCATGAGGGCCGGATAGGTCCCGTCGTGGCTACCTTCGCGGTTTTGGCCGTGGCAGGCGGCACAGTGGGTTTGGTAGAGTTGGCTACCGGTGCGGTCAACGGGCAGGGCTGAGGCCGAACCGGCGGGGGTCGGAACCAGCGCCATGGTGACCGGAATTTGCTTGGAGGGAACGTACATAATGCCCGCTTCGTCCACCGCTGCCCCGCCCCACTGTGCGCCACCGTCGGTGCCGGGGAAAAACACGGTCCGGTTGGGGCTCAGGGGAAGGGGAATGAACTGCTTACCCGATTGCCAGCGCCTGAGCTGGGCCAGCACCGTGTCGCGGTCGGTGACAAAGTCGTTGATATCGCTTTCCGAAAACGATTGCCGGGTAAAAGGGGCGGGTTTGAGGGGAACTGGCTGGGTGGGCCAGGCTTTTTCCCCCGGAACACTGGAAGCGGGCATAGGTCGTTCCTCAATCGGAAACAGGGGCTGACCCGTGACCCGGTCGAAGACAAACAGGAAACCCTGTTTGGATAAAACCGAAACGGCATCCACTTTTTTGCCGGCATGCACGACGGTGAATAAATTGGGGGGAGCCGGAATATCGCGGTCCCAGATGTCGTGGTGGATCGTCTGAAAATGCCAGCGTCGCTTGCCCGTGGCCGCGTCAAGGGCTATAAGGCTGTTGCCAAACAGGTTCTGGCCGGGCCGGGTACTGCCGTATAAATCGAATGCTGCCGTTCCCGTGGGTACGTATACGATACCGCGCTGCCGGTCGATGGCCATGCCCATCCAGTTGTTGGCTCCGCCGAAGTTAAGGTGGCCGTCTTTGGGCCAGGTGTCGGCCCCGTACTCGCCGGGGTGTGGAATGGTGTGGAAGGTCCAGACGATCCGCCCCGTGCGCAGGTCATAGGCGCGCACGTCGCCGGGCAGGGCCGGGGCGATCTCCGACACCCGGTGGCCCATGATGAGCAGATTTTTATACACCACGCCCGGCGTGTTGCTCACCACGTACTCGTCGGCTCCGGGGCGGGCAAGGCCCTCCTTTAAGTTGATTTTTCCGCCTTTGCCAAAACTGGCCACCGGTTTTCCCGTTCGGGCGTCGAGGGCGTAGAGCAGCGAGCCATAGGCGAAGAAAATCCGGGGCTGTCGCCCATCGGTCCAGTAGGTAACACCCCGGCTATTCATGGCGAAGGTATCGTCAGTGAAGGCCGTTTTCCAAAGCTCCTTGCCCGTGGCCGCGTCGAGGGCAAAGGCCTGCGAACCCGCCGAAACGCCGTACAGCACGCCGTCGATGATGAGCGGGTTGCACTGAATCTGGGTGTTGTTTTTGAGCGTATCGACTCCGCCAGACGCATATTCCCAGGCGACCTGTAAGCCCGCTACATTGCCCGGATTTAGCTGCGTAAGGGGCGAAAAATGGTTGCGGTCTGGCCCGCCATTGTATTCAGGCCAGTCGGTAGTGACGGGTTTTTCGGTCAGGCTGAGCAGGCCAACGGTCAGGAGTAAGGCAGGGTAGGTGAACCGTTTCATAAGGAGGTTTTTAGGAACGTACAAATGAACACAAAATGGGCGAAAGTTTCGGTAACCTCTCGGCGTATGTGGCTCAGGGACACCAAAAGAAATTCTGTCGGCGTTACCTGTTAATGACCTGCACTACCTTCCGTTTTCCCGGCGGGCCGGGGTGTTGTCCACGGTAAACCCCACTTGTTTTAAGGCTCGCCGTACACTGCACTGTATCGAGGCCAAAATCCAGGAAGCTCAGGTCTGACCTGGGCCGGCAGGCAAACGTGCCGTAGTGGGCCGCTTCATTGTAAAAAGAAAAAAGGTCGCAATCCGCTCATGAAGCTACCTGGTGCGACCAGGGCAATCGCTTTAAATTAAACTCGTAGTATAGACTTGAGATGGGCATTATCCCAGCCCGCTTTCATGCGATTGGTCTTGATGCCTTTTTTTACCGTCTCATCAGCCCGCAAAAGATTTAAGGCAATTTTACGAACTGCCGATAAATTCTGGTCACTGTAACCTGTACGAACCCGTGAATGATCCTCGTTAAAACCGGTCCGCCGGCGCGGTCACATCAAGGGACCAGTGTAAGCATACTTCGATGCCCCAATGGCTCCGAATAGCTTGTGCAAGCTTTTTGCTATCTGACTCTTTATCAATAACTTGAATACTACTTATGTAATACCGCGTTTCACGCGTCGCCTTTTGACTCAGTTTTTGGAAGACCTCTGATTGGACACGAATAAGCGTTTGTAGCCCCGACCAGGCCTCGACATTTTCTACCCACTTGAGGTCGGTCAAAACCGAATAGGTCCGCTTTTCTACCCGCCCATGACCCGCACTCAACTCGGTGTAGGTATGGGTGGGCGTTTCGCGCTCAAAGCTGTCCTGAACCTGTTGATGGAGCGTGCCCTGATTGGCTTTTAGGGCCAGCACATAGTCCGCTTCAGCCTCCACAATGAGTTTAGCAATGTTGATTTGACACCCCATTGCATCAATGGTGACGATACATCCTTTCAGGACTAATACCCTGACTAGTTGGGGAATAGCCGTTATTTCGTTTGACTTATCGTCCACTTTAACCTGCCCTAAGACCAGGCGGTTTTGATTAGCCCACGCACTGACCATGTGAATAGTGGCCTTTATATTATGTTTATCATAGCCCCCCCGTAGTTGCTTGCCATCGATACTGACAATCTCGCCCGGACTCAAGGTACATACTCCTAACGTCCAGGCTAAGAAGCATTCCTAAAACTGGACGGGATCTATTTGGGCAAAAATATCGCCGAACGTATCGTGGGATGGGATGCCATTGGGTAGCTTTAAGAAGGTTTGGAGAAAGTCAATCTTGGTCTTGGCATATTCCTCAATCGTCGTCCATTCATCACAACCAGCGATTACTCCACATAGTACGAGCATAATAACGCCTTGAAAGTCATGCAGTTGTTTTCGTTTAATACGCGGATCAGGCAGGGCTTCGAAATACTTCTGGGGAGATTCCATGAGCAACGATATGGGTAGAACAGAAATCTACCAAAATTACCCAAAGTCCAACACCTATTTTAAAGCGATTGCCCTGGTTTACGTACCTTGATCTTTTGTTAACAGAATCGGCTAACGCCAGAAAATTCTGGGGCCGACTAAAGAAACAAAACGAGTAGTGATTTTTCTGCTGCTCCAAAGAGTAAAACTGAACAGGGCCGCCTGAGCGGTCTTCGCCTAAAGGCGAGGGATTTACCCCCAGATTGATACATTAAAGAAAGTCGTGTATCAAAATTACGATACACTATAGGAGACCACAAAACGTAAGTATTTGACCGACAGACATAAACACAAAAAAGGCCAGCACTTTATGTGTTGGCCTTCAGCAGAGAGCGAGGGTTTGGAACACTCTGCCGTAACTATTTGAAAACCACCGGACTGCTCTAATTGAGCAGTGGCCTGCCACCGAAAGTACTACCGCAACACAAAAAATTTAGGCCGTTAAGGGCATAAATCTTTTTTGAGCCATGAGTGGTAAAACCTTTCCGGTAAAGGTGGCAGGCTTAAGAAAATTTGAGGCCGGAGTGGCTGGCCGACTTATAAGGGCATCCACAGTCCTTTGTAAACCCTCTATTTGTTTGTCCTTACTTTCCAGTTGTTTGGCCAGCCTGGCAAAGTTTTCCTCCAACGTATGGAGGTGCTCCACCAGGTAGGCATCTCCACCGGATCCTGGAGCGGCAGGCGTAACGCTGGCTTTTAAAAACTCTCCATCTCCAGTCATTAACCAGCCTGGATTTACGTCTGGAAAAGTCTCCAGGATGGACTCCAACAATTCCCAACCGGGTTTACTAGATCCTTTTAGTATCATACTAATGGCCGTATAACTTTTGTTTACGGCTTTTGAGAATGCGGTTACGCTCATTCGCTCCTTTTCCATTACCTGGTTAATCCTAGAGCTAATAGTGTTAGTCATACGGATGATTTTTTGCTTTTATGTGAAATAGACGCTTAAAAATACTCAAAGTCACCTTTTTTATAAACAACTGATTTACAATATGTTGTATTAAATTTTAAAGCATTCTATAAAATTATTAGTGTTTACTTTAAAATCTAATAGGTTTACTTCATAATATTGCAACACAATGCAACGGTGAACGGACAAATATTGTAACAATCACCGGAATTTAGCACGTTTTTTTACTTAAACGGTCATTTTTTTATATGAGTACTACCACTATCCAAGAGCATTACGATGCTCTTAAGCATAAAGATCTGGATAGCTGGCTGGCCATGCACGGACAACTGGCTATTAAATACCACATGAAAAGCGATTGTTTAACCTATTTCAAACGGTCGATCCTAGAGAAAGAGTCAAAGCAAGGGGAGAGCGTAGATATTTCCGTTTTGCCGTACTGGATAGTAAAGCAGTTTGTAGACTTCTTTGGATTCACTTGGGAGAATATAAGCACTAACACCATTCCGCTCTTATCGGAGACAAACGAGCCAGTAACTGCTTAAGCGTTGCCGGTTTAAATCAGTCCTTTATTTCACTTTACCACCCTCCTACCTTTCGGGCCGAATGACAAACCAAAACATGAGCAGGGAGCAAATAGTGGCTCTCACGACGGAGCAATTAGATGTTGCTTATGAAACATCAAAAATTTACCTGGACGTACTCCTTAAACGGGTGGAGTCTGACAACTGCAAAAAAGCAACGCTCCAGGAGGCCATCATAAACGCACGGCTCCAGTATGTGATACTCCGAGCTCGGAAATTTCCAAAGCACTTTAACCATATCAATACAGCCGCTTAAGCGGAAACGATAAGGAGAGCCCAACTCTCAAAATAAAAGGGCTAGGTGGTACGCTCTACTGGAGAGTAGCGAACTGGCAAGAGGCCAGCGTTTAAGTGGTTCGACTCCCTACCACCTGCAAAGGGAAAGTTTTCCCCTACTAACGGAAAAGACTATTAGGGTAAGGAATTGGTGGCCTGGCATAGATTCAGGCCACCAATCTAAAAACGTATAGTCCTAACCGTTCGGATTACAATACCGGCCAGGTGCACACGGCCAACTCTTTTACGAAACCGCAAAAAAAACAGCCTCAAAGGCTGGCCGGTAGAGGTATGCCATTTTGGCACCTTTTTAAGCCCAATTCGCAGTTAAACACAGAGTTAACTATTTGGTTAACAGATAGATAACTTTTAGAGTAACTAGAAAACATTTAGAATAACCCCTTTTTTCAAAAGGTCTATTTTCATAACCGAATAACTGGAGGCTAATGGCCACGAAAAAGCCCAAAACACGCCCAAAAATGAGCGCAAAACTCAAAAAATGGCTCCTGGAGCCAGATTAAGCCACCAGAGCAATTATCTTTTTTTGGCTCTCCTAAACCTTAAAGGGCTCAAATCAAATAGAAACACACTCTAATAGCACTAAAACCGTGAACACAGAAACAACACAGCGCCGGAAATTTGTAGGAGACCGGCATAACTCCACTTTTCGCTGGGAGCTTTATTTGACGAACGAAAAGGCTTACGTTTTTGATGGCTATTCTATGAATGTAGGACAGGCCGAAAAGCACGACAAACAAGCGCTTTTCCAGGATTGTGTGGCCAGGATCTGCAACAGTGGATACCTAGACAAAACCTACCAAATGCTTTGGTACAAACGCGGTGGAGCGCTCCAGCATAAAGGCCAAGACAGGATTTTACTGGAGATGTACCCTACTTATTTTGTGGTACATGATGAGCTCCAGCTAGATGTGGCCAGCGTTAACTTTTTACAACGGATTTACGACGCGAAACTATCCGGCCATCCATTTGAGCCACTCAAATTACTACCACCGAGAGAGAGCAAAAGAGATTTTGAGGCCATAGATTTCACCTTTTCGCTCCAGCGCTTTCCTACGGAGGATATACTGGTAGAGCACTGCAAACAGCTCGTAAATAAATACCCTTACAAACGAGTAGAGGCCTGGTGGAGAGCCTGCAAAGTAAACTATTCAGACGCTCCAGCCATCCAGCGGCCACCAGTAGCTTACCGGCCAGCGCCACCCACCGGCCAACAGCAGGCCAGCCAGTTCCACCAGCCTGCCGTTAACCACCAGCGGCCAGATAACCACCGAGAGGCAGGCCGAAATACGCCGAACATGGCACCAGCGGCCACTCCATTGGATCCGGACAACCAGCAAACGGCAAACAACGCAAAGCAGGCCATTAACAACCTTAGCAGCCTTTACACCAGAGCCAAATAAGGAGATGCAACGGATTACGATTTACACGTATAAGGCCGGAATGGCCTCCCTGTTAGAATTAATCCACACACCAAGCGAATACAGCACACAGGCCGCTCTAAATACCTTAAGCCTGGAGGAAATTACGCTGGTGGAGTGGAGAGGCCGGATAACTCCTAACCAAATGCTTACCTGGCACCATCGAAATTACGCTAAACAATACCCTGTAAAAATGCCACTCTCTCTGGCCGTGGCATTCTGGAAAGTACTCCGGACAATAGAGTTAAACCCCCATTTACAAGCATTCTCGGACTCATTAGATAAGAGCCTGGTAGATAACGGATTTTCACCCAAATTTTTAAACTATTCAACTCATGTTTAAACTCTTAATTCTCACTCCTGGAGCTGCTCTTTGTGGCCTAATTCTAGGACTCGCCACCGTCATAATTATAGTGGGCATTTTAGCGCTGGCTTGCGTGGCTCTCCTGCCTGGTGACAGTTTTAAACCAAAAAAGTAACCCTCAAAACCTTACCACTATGCAACTAAATAAGCCACCACTTACTGGCTCCGCAAAAGAGCGGGTTATCGTAAACACCCACCTCCAGGAGCTGGCTCTTTTGCTCCTGGCCAGCCTGCCAATTAAAGACCCAATCCAGAAAGCAGCGGATAAAAGCCGGGGCCGGATCCTGGCCGACCTTGCACCACCGGAGCGGGGGCTTTACCTGGCCAGCCGTAACGTATTGCTGGAGTTTGGCAGGCAGTTGGCAGGATGCCAAAACCTGGAGATGCTGGCCAAAACGCTCCAGATAGTACAGGGAATTACCACCGGCAGCGTGGTAGAGTACGCAGAGGTAAAAGACCAAATTATTAACCAGTAAACACCTAAAGAGATGGGAAAAACAACCGTACCAAGTACCAGAGAACTCCAGGCCATTAAGCAGGATCTGGCACCCACCGGCAACCTAACCAGGTGCATAGAGGCCGGATTTTTAAAGGGAGCAATCAACGGCCAACAAGCCAACGCTTTAAAGGATATGCTGGCCAATATGGTTGACTACTGCCAGGAACAACAAAGCGTAATTTTTAAGCTCCAGGGGCAAATTTTTGCCAGTCAACAAAGCGTAATTTTTCAACCAACCAAATAAATGAAACTTCACCAGTTACAAGTTATTGGCCGAATTGGCCAGGATGCCAGAATTATAGACCACCAGGGCCGCAAATTTGTAGCCTTTTCCCTGGCCGTGGATGAGAGTTATAAAGACGGAAATGGCACCAAAGTAGAACGGGTAATTTGGTACGACTGCAACACCGAGCAGGAGCGGTTTTTTAAAGTAGTTTCCTGGCTCACCAAAGGCCGGGAGGTACTGGTGGAGGGCAAACCATCCGTTCGGGTTTATGAGAAAGATGGCAGGCACCACGGAGCCATCCGGATTCAAGTACAAAACATCTCCCTGGGATATTCGCCCAACGATGAGCGGCCAGCGGCCACGGCTCCAGTGGCCGCTGCTCCAGCCACGGCAGGAGATGAGGAAAATAACGATTTACCTTTTTAACCATTCAGCCTGGCCAGCTCTTACTCTAGGGCTGGCCATCCTTTTGCTCTATGATCAACACCACCCAATTAACAGCCGAACAAATACAGGATTACCAGGAGGTACAAGATAGTTTACTGATTCCTTACCGGCCAGCGGCCAGCCAGGCCAGTAAATGCACTTGTAGCAAATGCCGAAAATGGCCAGCGGATGAGCCAGGAGGCCAATACGGGCCGGAAGTAGTCCCAACGATGGCCGGGAAGATTTCCACCAAACTATGGAGAGCTTAAAACACGGCCTGGCCTTACTTTCTCATTACACTTGTACTAAGACACAAAACCACCATGCCAAAGGGATACAATAAAGATGGATCGAAGAAAGTAAGGCCAGCTGGTTCCGGTCGTAAAGCGGTGCCATCAAAGGCCATCTCCCCACAGATAACTCTGGAGGCCGCTGCCATACTGGCTACAGTGAAGAATCAAAACAGATTCATCTCGCAGGCCATCCTAGAAAAAGCTCAAAATGATGCCATAAAGAAAATAACAATGAAAAAAGAGGCCGAAAAACTCACACCTGGCCAGATTGACCTGATAGAAATGCTTCAAGAGATCAAAGCAGAACGTAAACAACCGTAGTACATGCTTGAAAAATTTGAATTTAAACCTACTTTTGTCCAAAGTGTTACCTTGCAATACTTTTACAATATCGCCAACACGAAGTTTACAACTTGAAAGGCGACACATCCCTCATATATATCAAAATCAGTACCTTACTAGATTATGGCTCTCCTAAGAAGAACAAAAGATGGACCTAAGAAACCCAAGCAAATACCGTTTACCTATCTGCTTTTAAACATCAAAATAATTTCTGATAGAAGAAGAGGTGAAACAGCTTACAGAGAAATTTTCCAGGATTTGTTTAATAACACTATCACAGAGCATGTTGGCAGAGGGAAAAGAGCATTTATAAGAACAATGTTTCCAGAAAAGATTGATGGAAAAGAGTTCTATTACGGCAAGATAACTCGTTTTACTGACTTGGAAAATAACGCTTGGGTTAACGTAATTACGAGAGAGGACATTACAATGAACTTAGAAAGTGGTTTATTTCCCAACAAGCAAGAAACAGAGTATGTTTTTATTCCACAAGCTCACCGTTTTGCCCTAAAACTATCCTCAGATTTTACTATAAAGAATGCTTACGATTTCTTCATAAAAGCAATACCCAAAGTCCTTAGTAGTGATGAAGATTTTTCTGTCATAGTTCAGCAATCACAAGACGTATTTGAAGAGATATTTAATGCAGATAAAGTAGAGAAACTCCACATTAGTGTGTCATACACCAATGCAGACGATATTGGCGACGAAGCAGGTAACTGGCTGGACGATGAATTGAAGGATTCTAATGTAAGTGAGGCTAGTTTAGATTTTCAGGCAGAGAAGAATGAATCAATAAATATGAATACAAAGCTGATCAGAGGCAGCTTAAAACTTGCTGTTGAAAATGGTCAAGTTAGGGCTAAGATCAAAAATGCTCAAGGAAAAACTAAAACCATAGTTACAAAGGAGCATCCTGAAAGAAATAAGGCAATGGCAACATCTGAAGATAACCTAAAAAATGTTATATTTATGGAGGTAACACAACGATATAACAACAACGATGAATGATAACGATCAAATCAAAAAAGACCATCCATTCAGCTACAAGGGCATTATGCATGCATATGATGCTAAAGAGATTGGAGAGTCTATACCTTTTTGGGTAAGCATTGCGCTTGCTGTCACTACATTAGTCATAACTTGGCTCTCCTCTAAATCTTTTTATGAAATTTTAATATTCTGGACCGAACAGATAATGGCCGTTTTTCCAAATTTACTAGGATTCAACTTAGGAGGATATGCACTTATTGTAGGCTTTGGTAATGGAAGTCTACTTAAAGCTATGACCAGAAAAAATGCAGGAAAAAAATCTACCATTTTTCAAAAACTCAGTGGGGTCTTTGCATTCTCTATACTTTTACAATTAGCCGCTTTTATTGCAGCTTTCTTGATCACTTTTCTAAACAAGTTTGAGTTCAAATCAAATTCTCAAATCACGGTGGATTCTGTTAATGCTCTACTTGTTTTCATTCTGTCTTTTTTAGGCTTTTGGGGTTTGCTCATTATTCCTAACTTGGTTTCCAATGTGTTTACTTTTGGTCAGATGCATCACTCTCTATTAACTATAGAGCGAATCAAATCAGAACGAAGGAACAGAGAACGAGACAATACCTAGTAAGTACGACTATCGAGTTTTGAGCCCTCCATTCAGGAGGGCTTTTTTTATGTCCTTTTGGCTGGCCAGGCCGGTGGCCACCTTTGAGCCATGAAACAGTTTTTAAGTACTATCTGGGAATTTATAAAGGGCAATTCCAGCCGCTTTATTTGGGAGCTGGTGGCCGTGGCCATCGGTATTGGTGCCACCTGGCTCATTAGTCGATTTACCGGCCAGGGAGAGCTCCAGGCCTGCCAGGATGAAAGAGCCACGCTACTCCGAACAAATGCCACGGCTCAATCCTTTGCCGACTCGGTGAGATGGAGCGCCGTACTATCCGAAAGAAACATAACTATAAAACACCTACAAAATGAGCTTTTATTTTTCCGTGAAAAAAACGCGCTGGATTCTGCCGCTGCTCTTAATGAGCTTGAAACTATGCGGACAATCAACGAACGATACAAAAAACAGGTGCTCCACCGATAGCCTGGCCGTGGCCGTGGATTACATCCATAACGCCAAAAACATCCACCAGGATCTTATAAAACTGGACTGGGCTATTAAGAGAGAGGTGGTTTACAAAGCGCAAATCTCGGAACAGGAGGCCATAAACCAGCGGCAGGCTGGAGAGCTCCAGGCGTACAAGCTCACCACCACAAAACTCTCCGGAGAGCTCACCACCACAAAGCAGTTACTCGGTGAGCAAACCCTAAAAACGAAGCAGGCCAGGCTGGAGGTTTGGGCCATGAGGATGGCCGTAGCGCTCTACATAGCGGGTAAAATAAAAGGCTTATTACCCTAACAAAACAGTCCTTTCCAGTGGTGGCTCCAGGGCGCAACTTTGAGCCACCAACTTAAAAACAACCAGAGCCGATGGCCTTAAAACTTATCAAATTTATTACTGACTCGGACGGGCCTAGCCGAACCGTGGACATCAATCCGGAGTACGTGGCCACGGTGGAGCAGGATATGGCGAAGCCTGACCAGGTGAGCCATATTACCCTGGCCTCCGGCCATTATTACCGAGTCCTGGAGCCTGCCGTTTCGGCCAGCAAACGCTTAACTTATGGCCTCTAATACAATCACCAGGAGGGCCATGTTTGCCGAAATCCACCAGGATACCAGAGGCAGCGGCCAGGTGCATACGTTCGGCCTTAAGTACGTAAAAAAGGATAGCACGGTGGGCCAAAAGGCCAGAGTACGCAAATGCAGCAAAAACTTACCTGGAGAGCGTGGCTACCGGGGGAACATCAATTTAAACCACGTTTTACTCCTGGAGAACCTAGAGAACAATAACAAACCCTTTGAGATCTGTATAGACCTCATTACACACTATAACGGCCTACGAGTGGTACATACTTTTTAATTTATGGAGTCAATTAGTGAGAATGCTTTTTTAATACCGAGTGAGAAAAACGGGGCGGTGCTCCAGCTAGTAAATGGCCGGGATCAGGTTTTTGGCTCCAGTCTGCTCCTGACTCACCAAAACGGTTTAGATCATATTCCGTGGGGGCCGGAGGATAACCAGCCAAACAAAATGGCCAGGCTGGTAGAACAAAACAACCAGGTGAGGCCGCTCCTGGAGGCCACCAGGGATATGATTTTTGGCACTGGAGTAGGCTTTTTCAACCAGGTACATGAGGGAAAAACCACCCACCTGGAGCCGTACATGGATGAGCGTTTAAAAGATTGGTTGTACCAGACGGAGCTCCAGAATTATGCCATAGCAGCCATTAACGAGCGGGTAACAAATGCCAACCACTTTACGCGCTTTGAGTTTACACCGGATGGCCTGCCGCTGCTTTCCATCTCGGATGGATTCACCACGCGAATTGGCAGGCCGGTGGCCAACAAAGTCCAGCATTACCTACAAAATTCCTCCTTTGGTGAGGGGTGGGGAAAGACTGGCCAGAGTGAGAAAATACAGGCCTTTAACCGAGCGGATCCAAAGCGGAACGTGGTGAGTATTTTCCACAGCCGGGAGCACATCTCTGGCAATCCATTTTATGCTTTTCCCTCCTGGTGGTGCTCCAGGGACTGGATAGAGGTGGCCAACCTAATACCCTTATTCCACAAATCCGGCCTCAAAAACGGGTACAACATTAAGTACCTTATCAAGATGCCAAAGGATTATTTTGACCAGGAGGGCGGCAGGGATCTGGAGCCGGAGGCCATCCGTAAAAAATGGGCATCCTTTGGGGAAAACCTCAAAACATGGCTCTCCGGAGTGGAGAACGTTAATAAATCCCTCCTGGTGCGCTACCTACGGGCCGACGATGGCAAAGCGCTGGAAAGTATCGATGTGGTGCCAATGAAAAACGAAAACTCCGACGATGCCTATGCAAAGGTTTGGGAGATGGCTAACATCTCCATTACCAACGCGGTGGGGATCCTGCCGGTTTTGGGTGGCGTAACACCTGGCAGCAAATCCGGAGACTCTGGCAGCCAGGTACGGACGGTGGCCGACTACCAGCAACATTTTAGAACGCCGGTACAAAGGCAGATTTTACTGGAGCCTATCCAGATGGCGCTCCGAGTGATGGGCTATAAGGATCTAATACCGGCCTTTAAGGAGGTACAACTTACCACCCTGGACAAAAATCCAACCGGAAAACAGGCAGTAGTAAACCACGGAGCATAATGCTAAACAGAGAGATTTTAAAGCAACACCTGGGAGGCATCCAGGCAAAACTGGACTTTGCCACGGTGGAGCCATTTGCCAACTTTTCCGAGCGCTGGTTTGTCGACCAGGTAGGCCAGGAGCTAATGGCCTACCTGGCCGGTTTAGGCAATCCAGTGGCAGGCTCTCCGGAGGCCGATTTACTTTATCTGGCTAATTCGTGCATGAGTTGGCGCTGTTATGAGATGGCTTTTCCACACCTAAAACTCCGAGCCAGTGATTTAGGGATTCAAAAGCTAAACACCCAAAACACGGTGGCCGTGGCTAAGTGGGAGTATGTGGATAGCCGTGAGGCTAACCTGGCCATGCTGGATTTAGCACAGGAAAACTTTTGGATGGCAGTGGAACAGATCCGGCCACCGGCCTGGCTGGATTCAGCAGCCTATAAAAAGCGCCAAAAGCTCTGGATTCGTTCGGCCTCCGAGCTGGCCGAACATTTACCCACACTAGGGCGCAAAAGCCGACTATTTGAGCAGCTCATTACTTACGTTCGGAGAGCCGAACAAACCTATATTAAGCCAGTCCTAACGGAGCCGGTTTATACGGATCTAAAAGCAAAGTGGGCAAATTCGGCCTATACGTTCACCGAGCCAGAGCAGGCTCTACTGGATGCCATCCGGCCAGCGCTGGCTCACATGGCGCTATTTGAGGCTTATCCTTATCTCCCTTTAACGCTGGATGTTTCCGGCATTACCGAGCGCCGTAGTAAAAACGGTACTATGGAGGAAGTGGCTCCGAGTGAGACCAACAAAGGCACCCAAAAGCGGCAACTCTACCAGGATGGCCAGTTTTATCTTTCCGAGCTCCAGGACTACCTAAAAGCCACGGCCACCACCGAGCTCTGGCCAGGCTATCACCAGGCCAGCCTACCAAAAACCGGCCAGAGCACCACCGACGATTTTACAAATTCCTCTTTAATAATTCTCTAACAATCAAAAACAGTAAAACCAGTGAACGACGAAAACAGCACAGTGGACACGCCACTAGATCCTTACGAGGCAGCGGCCTACAAACTCCAGTTAGCCAGGGAGGAACTCCAGCGGCAGGAGGATGAGCTTATTTTTAAGAAACAGCAGGCCGACGAAGCAGAGCGGCAGGCGAAGCTGGATAATTACCAGGGGCTCCGAGAGGATGCCGCTGGATTCCGAGCCACGGCAGCAAAGGAGACCGACGAAACCAGTAAGAAAATGTACATCCAGTGGGCGCTGGATGCCGACCGGCAGGCCGTACAATTAGGCCGGGAGTTAGGCCTGGCCATCGATGAACCGACAGAGCCAACCGAGGCCGAAAAATCCACCCTGGAGAAAGTCCACGGCCTGCTCAAACACCGTTTGGGTGCCATTGTCCAGATTTCCCTCCTGGTGGTGGCCATCATTTGGGCAAGCTCCAATTTTACCAGCGTAGGAGATGAGATAAACACGCTCAATAAAGCGCTGCCAGTTGAGCAGCAAATGAACGCTTACGACATTACCAGCAATCAAAAATTCTTTTTTGAGAAGTACGTGGAGTTTTGGGATCTGCCGGTGGGGCTCTTTAAACTACTTATCCTGGTGCCATTTGTAGGGCTCTATTTGCTGCCTTTCATTCGGTCAAGAAAGGATTTTTTTACAGAGTTTTTTGAGGATTTAACCCCATTCCAGAGATGCCTAATAACATTCGGTTTTGTTGCTTTATTTATTTTGCATTCTGCTTTGTCGCACGGAGTCAAACCGTAAATCAGCCGGTGGCCACCCAAAAGGTGGCCACCCTTAAGCCAATCCAGGGGCCGGATAAAAACGCCACCTATCCAGCCAAACCATTTACCCTGGATGAGACTATTTTGCGGCAGGCCATCCTGGATTCTGCCGCTGTTTTTGTGGGAATGACGGAGATAAACAATAATAATGATGCTCCGTGGATTACCAAAATTAACCGTTATAACGGCCTGCCAATCCGTTCGGCCTATTGTGCCTCTGGCTATTATTACGCTCACCGAGTGAATGGCGTAAAACTGCCGGTTAGAGCGCTCGGAGCCGTGGCCAGCTACTTTTCCACCACCGGAAAAATTATCTACCGAAAAAACCAGCGGGGAAACCAGCGGCTCGGAGTAATGCCGCGCCGGATGGATGCCGTTAGTATTTACACCAGCCACATAGAGGGCTTAGTTTCCGATGTCTGGGATCCTGACGACGAATTTGTAACACTGATAGGGTTTAACACATCCGGAGGCCGTGGCACAAAATATGGCTGTTATATCAACAGGCGCAAAAAGTCAGAGATCAAATTTATTGCCAACTGGCTAACGCCATACCTGGCCACCCTTAAGCCTCCTTAAGTTATTATGAGCCTGCCGGAAACCCATAAACAACTACCATAAACTCACCAAAATGTACAAACTAACGAAACAAAAAACGGCCAGATTTACCCTTTGTGCCATGTTGATCCTATCCATTTTAGGGCTGGCTGGCTACAAATTTGGGTGCGTACTCATGGCCTTACTCTTTACCGAATAACCACAAACCAAATGCAACCAATCCAACTAGATGGCCAGGCCTATGAGCTGCCGGAGCGCTGGAGTGAGCTAGATCCGGAGCGGATTCCGCAACTGCTCCAGCTTGTTTACTTTGCTCCAGCCACGCCGGAGAGTTTCCACGAAAAAATCCGTTTAGTGCTAGGGCTCCGGAAAAAAGCCTGGCTCAAACTTATGCAAAAGCATTTTGGGCCAACCGTGGGCAAACGAGCCAAAGAGGCTAACGCCTTGGTATTGCACACCCTAAAGAGCCAACTCCGGTGGATGGAAACGGAGCCAATCCAGGAGCAGCCATTTGCCAGCCTGGAGCTGGACTTTGGCCACACCTGGCTCCTGCCGGAAACCGGATTTTTAACCATGAGTTACGGAGAGCTAACAGATGCTTACGTTTACTTTTTGGTTTGGATCCGGCAGCTAGTCAAAGGAGATGAGTACCTGGATTTGTTAGTGGCCGCTATTTGTCGACCAGCCAGGGCTGGAGATTACCAGAGCGCTCCGGATTGGAACGGAGACCACCGAGAGCTTTACAACGAGTTTACGGCCAAAGAGAGAGCCAAACTCCTGGCCACCCTGGAGCCAGGCCACAAAATGGCCGTACTCCTGTTTTTTGCGGGAAACATGGAGCACGTACTGGCCAGGTATGAGCTCGGTGGTGGTGAGGCCGGAGAGCCGGAGCAATACCCTGGCCAGAGCTGGATTAAAAACAGCCACCTCCTGGCAACAAAGGGAATTTTTGGCAACCTGGAGCAGACCAAAGCGGCCAATTTGCACGATGTTTTAATTTTCCTGGAGGAAAACAGAAAGGATATACTGGCCGAAATAGAACACCGTAAACAACAAGACGCGAGCTAATGACCTGTACAAATTTATTTTGGGACTTCTTTAAACCGCTGGCTCAATCGGTGCCAGGCGTTAACACGGTGAGCCAATCCGGAGGGGATAAAATGGACAGACTTATAGCGAACTCCAGGAGTGAGGATCTTTATCCTGCCGTTTTTTTATTACGGCCTAAGTACAGCACGGAGGATAATGGCGCTGGCTTAAGTATGGCCTGGTTTGATGCCACGTTTTACGTTGTTTGCGCCGGAAACATGAGCGACGAACTAGACGAAGATAGAGCGTTTGATGAGGCCGAACAGATGGCCACCGGCATAGCGGCCACCATTCGGAGCCAGGAGGATAATTATACCGTTTTGATTGACCCGCTGGCAAAGACCTTTATGGAGCCAGTTTCTATGGTTACTTTAGAGGCCTCTTACGGCTACGAGGTACGGTTTAGAATTGGCCTAATGATAAACGCTGAAATGTATGAAACTCTTTAAAATGATTCGCTTTTGGTTAGTCTGGATGCTAGTCGCTCCCTTCGTATTGCTTTACCTGGCTGGAGCCACTGTATTTTCAGGGCAATGGCTCCTTATCGGAACGAAGTTTAACTTAATCAAAATGAGCCTACAGCAAAATTTTGCAAATGGAAGTAATTAAAAATTTATAAAAATGATTGACATAATAATAGTTCAGATATTCCTAGGGTTTTTACTTTTCTTTATCATAAACTGGATTGGAAAGCATTCTTATTCTATTGGTTATATGTCTATCTCAATGTTTGTCGAGAAAGATACAGCTCCAGCTCTAAACTTCATCATTCGAGTTTTATCACCAGTAGTGTATTTACTACTGGTTGCATCAATTATATACTTTTTTAATCTTGACAAGTACACCAAGAATTTTTACATGGTGAGCATATACTACGTGATTATCAGATTAGCAATAAACTTAATAAACGGTAGAGGTCTCTTGCTCAATTGGTACAGGCAGTTTTTATACTGGGCGGGAATAATTTTAACATCATACTACGGATATGAAAAAATAATTATTACAAAAAAAAATCTAATACCCGACTTTACCACTTTAGCAAACGAGCTATGGATTATTATATTCATCTTTTTATATCAAGTATTTGAGAGAATTGAGTTCTCCCAAGAAGGTACTATAAGTAGAAAAAGAAATTACATACAGACTCAGTATTTAAAACTGAGCAAAGAATACAATCCCATAATTGTAACCTTAAAAAACGAAAAACTAATAATTATGGCCTATTCAATTTTAATATACGAAAATTTCAACAGGCCATATTTTATTAGAAAGCTGGAGAATTTATCTTTTTCCCTCCTGAAAAAACCACATACATTAGGGATAATGCAAGTATATTCTGAAAAAATAATTAATGACCGTGAAAGTGTAATCTTGGGCGTTAAAAGACTTAAAGAATTATACGCAAAGTTAATAATCGACCCCAGACGTGAATTTGGCATCTTAGTAGGTAGTCCTGAAGAAGACGAAGAAACTATCAATAATACATTAGAATATTTTCTAAAGAACGATTTAATAGAGTCTCACAATGGGGGGTCAAGTTACTTTATAGGAATTTCAGAACTAATGAAAACGATTAGCGACATTTTCTATAAGGAAAGCACTGTTAAATTAATCGATGGCTTGGGAAACAATAAATAAACTCTGAAAAAAAATTTATTGTTAAAGTAAAAATGAAAATATTATAACAAACTTCTACTTTATAACTTTCTTCTCTTTTTCTTTAGGCGCTTTTTTTTATATTTTTTTTGTAAATATTCAAAATTTTCCCAAAAATCTACTGTGTAGTTCTCTCGCATTAGGCAAACGAATACCCCTGATTCATCCCAAAATGTATCTGGAAATTGAATAAGGCTAAAAAGTACATTGAATGGTAGCACTTTATTTTTAATTATAAGTCCCATATATTCATAATGGTATCCAATCTCTCTAATCGCATTATATTTTTCATCGCTATAGATATAATAAATATAACTCTTTTCCAATTTATCATTCTCCAACAATGAGACCAAGATATTTCTCTGCTTAATTCCATCTGCAAAGAGTTTTCTTATTTTTGTATTCTCTTCATAAATACCCCTTAAACTGTTCAACAAAACAGTTGCTCTAGATAGTTTAAGTTGCTTAACTGTGATTATCAATGCAACTATAGCTATACAGCCAGTAATAGTTTTAATTATATCTAAGATGTGCGTTGGTAAATCCATTTTCTAAAATCAAGTAACTCAAATATAGAACTATAGTATCCAATTAGGCAATTTAATCCGTCCTTTCCAGTACTCACTCCAGGGCTCAACTTTGACAAAATCAACGATTGAGCCTTTTTTTATGGACTTTAGTACACAGATTGACCCGTTAAATACCGGCCTAGCCTTCCTGCCGGTTATGTTTTCCAGAAACCAGATAGAGTACGTAATTGATTCGGTAGATACCAGCCTGGCCGACCGCTCCGGCCTCCGGTATTACCTGGAGCTCTTAGTTCCGGAGTTTGCTGGCTCCAGCCAATTTAAACGACTGGTAAAGATGCCAGGAGCCGAAAAGCCACCGGCCAGGGGTAATGGCTCGGTGGTTTACGAGGGCTGTTATTTCCAGTTGGATGAGCTCCTGGATGGATTCCTGGAGCACCAAAAGCCGGAGTTTGGTACTACCGAGATGGCCATAATTCCTACGCTTACCATGCCATACATTACCACGGAGACCGTGGAAAATAATAGCCAGCTCCTGCCAGGAGCCACTAGGAGCCAGGCCAGCCGGTGGGTATTAAAAGCGGGGCTCTCGGAGCGGGATTTTGTGGCCTGGGGTAATTCGTTTTTTACCGACTACATGAGCAAAAACCGGCCTTTCCTGACCTGGCACCCGAACGGCAAAACGATAGGGCCAAACCAGCCGGAGTATTTACATTTTTTGCTCAATATGGCCACGGTGCCAGCCACCATTTTACGGCGGGTTAGAGTCCACTATAAGCGGCCAAAATACAACGGTGCCACGGTGGAGGTACTGGAGCGGGGGGCGCTGGCCGGTGGCCAGCCGTTCCAGGTGGTTAGTGTACCAGTCCATCCGGCAGCGCTCCAGTTTAGGCCTGGAGATGTGGACTATTATGAGGTTTGGCTTACCGATGGCAACAGAAACCGGATCAGTGAGGTACGGACGTACAAAATAGATTACACCTACCGGAGCCAGGAGCAATGGATTTTATTTACCAATAGCCTGGGAGGATGGGACACATTACGACTTTTGGGAGAGGGATCCGAAACCCTGAACACCGAACGAACAACGGCAGAGATGGAGCGGCCTGCCGGAGCTCCTGCCGATTTTGCAGAGCTCCGAGTGATTCAGATAAAAGGCTCCAGGGAGCTGGCCATAAGTACGGGATATTTTGAACAGCAGAGCCAGGAGCAGCTCCTTTATTTGAGTGAGTTACTCCTGGCCAAAGAGGTTTACCTGGTGGATAGCCGTGGCCACCAGGCGCTGGAGCTCTTAACCAGCGGCCTGGTAATTAAGGAGGATAATTCCGATTTACAGGCCAGGAGCTTTACTTTTCGAATGGCCACACCACAGTTTAATTATTCCACCATGCCGGTGGCTCCTGCCGTAATGGCCAGGCCTACCAAGTGGCGAGGGGTGGGCGTTGTCCAGATCCTGGACGAATACGGCAAACGAACCGGAAAAGCCAGGCCGCTCAAACTCCAAAAGTATTACGTGGACGATAACACCACCTTTAAACCACTCACCGAAAAGCCAAACCAGCCAGGTAATTCGGATTATGCGGATAGCCTGCCGCTGCCAGGCGTTACTGCCGGATCAACTCCCTACCCTAGCCAGGCGCTCACCAGGCCGACCACTTACAAGCGTACAACGTGCATAAATGGCCAGATAGGCGACACGGCCACCATTATCATACCAGCCGGAAAATACGGCTCCGAGATCAGCCAGGACGAAGCCAGCCAGAGAGCAGAGGCCGAATTTAGGCAACTCAATACGCAGGCTTATGCCGACCAGTTTGGCACTTGTACGGCAGCGCCGGAGCTCTACCAGGTGGCCACCGTGGCAGGCCATTGGCGTTACCGAGTCAACAACCCAAACCTATTTGATATTTATTTAAACGTAGTCGACACGCAAGAGCCAGCCATTGGCAATACCTGGAATTTACAAGGGGAAACCAGGCCATATATCTATCCACGCTTTTCCACGGATCTAAGTTTTCCGGCAAAACCCACATTTGACTATCTTTTAATTATTTACGGCACTCCAGGCACCACGCTAAACGTAAAGGTTTACGTGGATGGCGCTCTGGTTTCAAACCAGAACTATCTGGCCAACCTGGACGGCTACGAACAATTAGCGCTACCAATCCGGCCAGCATCCGGCAACAAACTTTACATCAAACTAACCTAATGAGCTTACAAATTAGAATGGATGGCCAGGTGGTCGACCTTACGCCGGATACATCGGTGGGGCTGGAGCTCATAAACCCTTTCCTGGCTTATGAGGATATTTTGAGCAATAGGGCAACCATTCCAGCGCTGCCTGCCACCAGGCGAAACCGGATAATTTTGGGCTTTCCGGATCTGCTCCAGAGTGAGGCCGTGGGTATGCGTTACAAATGCGAAAAGTATTATAATGGCCAGCGGCTCCAGGCCGGGGTGGCCATACTCACCGAGGCCGCGCAAACCTTTGCGCTGGCCGTTGTTCAGCCACTCGGTGAGCTATTTGGCGACGCGCAAAAGAAAACGCTGCCAGAGCTCTCTTTTGGCACCCTGGCACTACCGGCCACCCTTACGCCAACACTCCAGCAATTTGGCCGGAACGTTCTGGCCTTTCCTACGGTACTAAATGCCGACTTTTACGGCACGAACGGAACGGCCATAAACTACTCCGGCAGAGTCAACAACTACCAGGCCGGAGCTTATACGGCAGCGGGGCCGGTGGTGCCTTTCCCTTTTTTAAAGGAAATCCTTTTGCAAATATCGGAGCTCACCGGAGTAAGCATAACCGGCCAGTTTATGGAGGATCCGGATTTGAGCCAGCTCTTACTCTACAACACCAGGGCGCTGGATGGCCGTACTACGGTGGAGCTCCAGAAACACCTGCCAGAGCTTACCATTCCGGGGCTATTGCTGGAGCTCCGGAAACTCTTTAACCTGGCCATGCGAGTGGATACCAATGAGAGAGCCATAAGGCTGGATTTTATGGATAATTACCACAAAATGGCCACCAGTAAAGACTGGAGCAAAAAAGCGCTCAAAGGGGCTAAAAAGCGGCCAGAGATGGCCAGGCGTTTGCAGTTAGGCAGTGAGCAGGACAGTGGCGACGGATTGACCAAAGACAAGCCACCAATCCTGGCCGACTACCTAACGCCGGAGCTGGCCACCGAAACCACCATAACACCACTAACCAGCCGTTTCTCCACCCTGCTAACGGATCCGGCCACCGGCCTGGCCATAACGAGCCAGGCCGGTATCTCGGAGCAGTTCGGCCAGCTCTCCAGTAAGTTTACGCCACGGCTCTTGTTTTGGAACGGGCTCCAGGCAGCTCCGAACGCGGAACCGCTGCCGGTGGCCACGGCCAAACGGGGGGCGCTCTCCCTTTACTGGACTGGAGCCGATGGCCTGGCCGCTACATTCTGGAAACGAACGGAGGCCAACCGAGTGAGCCGTTTCTACCTGGAGCGGAATCTGGATTTAAACGAGGTTGATCTGGCCACGCTAGACTTTTCCGAAAAGGTGCACATAAACGGCCTGGATTATTGGGTGGCCAGCATCTCCATAAGTCTGCCGATTAAGCAGCCAGCCACGGCTCTCCTAGTGAGGGCTTAGTAATTTAGCAATAAGCTTTAACCACTTAAAAGGATTATTGCTTATTGCCAAATTACTTTTCCATTTTCGAATTGTCTTGAATCACCAGTGCCTATTAAGCTCCACGCACGGCCATTATCAGAAACTTTTTCAACTATACTTTCTTCAACCTCCTTTAAAGTATAATTTTCAATGAAAACTTCTGGCTTTATTGCAATGTTAGAAAGAGTTAAATTCTGTCTAACGCTTGGATATATGATTGCATCAATCTCTCCATCTTGTAACTCCCAAAATATCCTATTTGCATAGTGCGCACTTAGGAAATAATCAAAGTGATTCGTATCATCAACTTCTTTAACGAAGCAACTTGCAATAAAATCTAAAATAACATTTAACTGTAGTTGTAATTCTTCATCTAATTTAGCCATGTGCTCATGTGCTATTGCGTTAGCTCTCAAAGAATCTCCGTTAAAAATTTCTCCATCTTTAGTTAAGACTTTATAAATCGGAGTCACTGTTAAATCATAATTACTGGTCAATTCCCAAGTAGAATAGGTAATTAAGTCCCCCTCAACTGGCCGTAGTTCATAAATGGCCGTCATTGGATCAAAGGTTGCATATAGAATACTTTCACCAGGCGAGTTTAGCCTTCCATAGTTTTTTACGAATCCTTTAGGTGGATACTGTAAATATGAAGTATCTAAAATCCTTTCCTGCTTACCTAAAACCCTTTTATTAATCGTTACTCGTTTAAATCCCTTAATTTTTTCTTTGTAAGTAAGACTTGTAAGAAAATTAGATATTTTCCCAAAGTAATAGACTAAACCGGATATGTCATTTTCTCGAATAGAACCTTTAAGCAAAAAGCGCCTTAGAGGCACCAGCTGTTGTTCTAATATTTGATACGGTCGCATTTTCATTATATTGTATATATAATTACTAGTGAAAATTTCCACATTAATAGGTTAAAAAATTTTTAACATTAAACAAATCAGAATCACTTTTAATTATTAAAGTTGGATGCATAGAAACCTAAAGGCTTATTTAAGAAATTTAAATATGGTTCATCTAAATCATATCTGCCTAAAGTGTTTTCCTTTAAGTTTAATCTTAGTGTAATTTTGATAAATTTTAGGGTAATTAACTATTTTGTTATTGTACCCAATACGTTTTAATACCAAACAATTAATTAATACATAGAGACTAACTGATGTGTAAAATAAAATCTTATTTTCTTCTTGAATATTTTTCGCGCTTATCTTGTCTATAACTGGAATTCTACCATGTAATAAATCATTTCTAGTTTTAATTATATGCAAATCTGATTTTGACAATGCAATACCTAAAAGTTCAAAAGGAGCTTTCAAGTTATCCATGTTTGTTTTTTGATTTATATTATCAATTTTCTTAATGATGGGGGTCCGAGAGTCACTATCTAAATCTGGACAAACTCTACTTAGAGTTGCCTTCAATTCCAACAATAACAAACTAGCTAGTTTTTTATCTTTAATCGGAGCTAAGTTTTCTTGTAATACTTCTTTTAAAATCAAATCTGACAATGCCTCCAAGGCAATCGCATAACCACCAGCCATAGGCAATAAGCTGGCTGTACTTGATTCTATTACTGCCATCAAAATAGATGCAAAATCTGTAGATGAATTAATTTCTTCACAAAGTTTACTAAATTCATTTGAACTGAGAGGCCTCAAGGTTTTAGCTACTTTATCAGCTAATGCTCTATTCTTTGGGAGACGGTAGTACTCGTAAGCATAGGGATTAGAAAATACAGGCACATAACTTGAAGTCATCGAAGCTCTTAATTCTGAGAAACAAAAAAAATTATGCGTTGTATTTGTTTTACTTTTATAGACAAAATAATAACACTTACCGCCAATAAATTCCCCTGTTATATAACCAATGGCAATCAATATTGAAAAGGTGTGCTTAGCAACAAAATCAAGTGTTCCTTTTTCGTTAGACTCAAGGGTAAAGAAATATTTTTCATTTCCGTCAGGCTGCTTAAATGAGGACAATTTAACACGAAACAATCTTTTACCAATATCAACTATTATTCCATATTTTATTCTATAGTCTAATTTATTATGATAATCTATTTTCTTTTGTAACGGTATAATAATTTTAAAATAATAAGATGAACTTTTTTTAAAATCCTTAGGCCAAAATCTTGATATATGTCCGGCATATGAATGATTACCATCAAAACTAAAATCTTCTTTTGATATAAATAATTCATCTAAAACTAAACTTGTATCATTATATACAAGATCAATATTTTTAATTGCTATATTTTTATCTATATTCTCTTGAAAAGATTTTGATTTTATTCGAAAGTTAAAATCAAAACGATTTTTAGATGTAAAAATTTCAGTTTCAGTTTCTTGAATTCCGAATTTATCACTTCTAATCATTCCAACTTTAGGTAACTCAAAGTTTTCAATAAATTCAAAACTTGATTTGAAAGGTATTACTGGTTCAAACGCCATTATTTTATTATTATTTTTAAGGTTAGGGCACATTAGAGTTGATTTATTTAATTAGAATTGATAAGCAATATCTCTCTTTCGTGAGACTGATTTGCAAAACTCAACTACATCATTACTCGTGTTAAATGTAACAATAAGTTTTTTTTATTCATAGCTAATGCTACGCACCACAGCCAGCCAGCCGTGGCTTTTTTGCGTCCTTTTGAGCTCCTGCCTGGTGGTTTAGCTTGCCAGCCAAACAATAAATCTAGCAACTAATGGCAGAAACAAACGGCATCCGAGGGGATGCCAGGGCCGAATGGCTCACCACTAACCGGGATGTGGCTAAAATCCTAGATCAATACATTATACAGGCAGAGCGGGCTTTTGTGGCCAGAGTCCAGGCCGCTGGCCTGGTGCTCTCCGGAGAGCTGTTAAACTCGTTTCGACACGAAGCGGCCACTATTGGAGAGGGCTATGTTTCCGCTAAGTTGCAAATGGCCAGTTATGGCCGGATCAAAGATTTACAGCAGCTCAATTACAGCCGAACACCACCACTTTTGGCGCTGGAGAATTACGTGGAAAAGGTGGGAATTGGCCACTTTGCCTATGTGCCTGGCTACCCTACCGGAGTCTTTCCACGCACGGAAGCGCAGGCCATACAACGTATTGCATGGGCCTATAAAATGAGTCTCCAGAGAAAGCCAAACGTAAAACGTGGCTACCGGGGCATTTACTCGGATCCGTTGCTTAAAGATGTACTCCCCTACCTGTTTAAAGATTTGGCCACGGCCTGCAACTTAACGGCCAGCCGGGCCTTTAAAGTGGCATTCTCCGACTAATGGCAATGAATCTAAACGAGGTAGCTACACTCACTCTAAAGCTCAATAATGGCGATGTGAGTAAAAGCATCGATGAGCTTAACACCAAAGCCAAAGAGCTCAAAAAAACTATTAATGACATTGAAAAGGAGGGCGGCAAAGGAGGGGAAAACTGGCAGAAGTATAAGAGCGAATTAAAAGACGTTCAAACGGCCACCACGGCCTTAAAAAAGGAGGTTGATCTTACTACCCTGACATACGGCCAACTGGATAGCCTGGTAAAGCAGCTCACCAGGGATTTAAAACAACTTAAGCCAGGCACGGAGGAATTTATTACGGCCTCCAAACGACTCGGTGAGGCAGAGAAACAATTTAAGGGCGTAAAGGATGAGGTGGATAAGATCAAAAAAGGCGGTGAGGATTTAGGCCAGCCAGGCCTCTGGAGCAAAGTGAGCGGTGGCGTAGGTGTGATGGCCAAAGCATTCCAGGCGTTTATGGCGCTCCAGGTTATTGGCTTTATTATCGACATCGGGAAAAGCATTTTTGAGACCACGGCAAAATTTGAGAAGTACGGTAAAGTTTTAGAGACCGCGCTAGGGAGCCAGAAAGAGGCACAGAGCTCTATGGCAGCGCTCAAAAAATTAGGATCTGAAACGGCCTACTCGGTGGATGAGCTTACGGAGGGCTATGTAAAAATGGTTAACCGTGGGATGCGACCGAGCCAAAAGGAAATGGTGGCGCTCACCGACCTAGCAGCCAGCCAGGGCAAAACATTTGACCAACTGGTAGAGGCCGCTCTGGATGCACAGACCGGAGAGAATGAGCGTTTAAAGGAGTTTGGTATTTCGGCCAAAAAATCGGGGGATGAGGTTACGCTTTCCTTTAAGGGATTAAACCAGACGGTAAAGAATACGCCGGAGGCCATCCAGGGAGCCATTATAAAGTTTGGCGAAATGAAAGGAGTGGCTGGCCAGAATGCCGAAATGATGCAAACGTTAGACGGTAAAGCCTCAAACCTGGGGGATAGTTTCGACTCACTAAAAACTGAGATAGGCACCCAACTAAAGCCGGTTTTTTTGGCCATCCTTTCCACCATGAGTATGGGGATTACTGTCATATCCGGACTGGTTAAAGTGATAGCCACGCTCATTACATCGGTGGTTACTTATTGGAGTACGCTGGCAGATTTCGCCGTGGGATCCGCTGGAGTAATGAAAAATCTAGGGGTGGCCATCGGACTGTTTTTAACCGGAAACTTTGAGGCCGCTGGTAAAGCCTGGGATCAAACCAAAGCAGCCGGTGAGAAAGTGGTGGCAGAGGTAAAGACCAATATTAAAGCGGGGGCCGCTGCCGTGGTGGCCATTTGGTCAGATCCGGCCAACGTGGTAAAGGCCGAATTTGCCGGTAAAGCACAGGGAGCAGCTCATGGCAAAGGGCTAACCGATGAGCAAAAAAAGGCACTGGAGGCACAGGCAAAGGAGGCAGAAAAGGCCAGAAAAGAGGAACAGAAAGAGCATGAGAAAATGCTTAAGGAGCGGGAAAATGCCAATAAAAAAGCGCTGGAGGATCTGGCCAAAATTGAGGCAGAGGCTCACATAGCTGGCATTAAAGATGAGCTCCAGCGGGAACTGGCAAAACTCGGATCCAAACGAGATGCAGAGGCAGAGGCCATAATGAGGGGGCTCCAGGATGAGCAAATTAAAAACCAGCAGATTGCCGCACTGGATTTAAAACTGGAGGAAGATGTGGCCAGAGTGGCCGGTGAGTTTGCGGAAAAGAAACGCAAAAAATCGGAGGATGAGGAAAAGAAACGACTGGAAACCACTAAGGCCATACTGGAGCAGGAGAGGCTGGCAGAAAACGCCATGCTGGATTTAAAGGAGCTCCAGGCCAAAGGTAATGCCACCAAGCTGGCAGCAATCCACCAGGAGCGGCTCACCATCCAACTCACTGCCACCAGCCAAAAACTGGATGCCGAAGAAGCAGCCGAAAAAGCCAAAGCTACCAGGGAAATTACCGATAAAGACCAGTTAGCGGTGGCCATTACGGCCATAGAAAACCGCTACCGGAACGAGCGGGAACTGGCCAGCGCCAAAAATGCGGCAGAGGTGGCCAAAATTGAGCAGGAGCTTAAGGCCAAAAAAAATGCCATCTGGACGGAGACCAGTAACGCATTTACGGCACTGCTCAAAGGGGATTTAATGGCATTCGTAGAACACGCGAACAATATTGTAAAAGGAGAACAACAGGCCTGGCAGAAACGACTGGAGGAAAATACGGCCAAATATGCAGCCATTGGCCAGATGGCCAGCCAGGCCGCTCAATTCCTGGCCGACCTGGCACAGAAACGAGCGGATAAGGAGATAGCGGAGGCCAAACGAGAACGGGATGAGAAAGTGGCGCTCCTTAACGACCAGGTGGCCACGGAAAAGCTGGCCATTGACCAGGCCACGGAGGCCATTAAAACCGTTAAATCAGAGGCCAGCGATAATATTAAAAATATTAAGCAGACCGAAACGGCCAAAATTAGCAGCCTGGAAAAACTGTACTCCGATATGAGTAACAGCCAGAGTAAGGCCGATATGGAGGCCGAAATTTCCCGAACGAAGCAGGAGCAGGAGGAAAAGCAGGCGGCAGCAAAGGCGGTGCATGATGATGCCGTGGATTTGGCCAAAGATGAGAAGCAGCAAAAAATTGACGCTGCCGAGGCCACCAGGGATGCCGAAATGGCCAGCATCCAAAAGCGGACAGATTTAGACTCTGCCACCCGTAAAAAAATGGTGGAAGAATCTAAAGCTAGGGCCGAGCTGGAGATTAAGCAGGCTAACACCGATTTTGAGACCAAAACCAAGCTCTCAAAAGATGAGTATGAGGCTAAAACCAAAAACGCCAAAGATGATGCCGACAAGAAAATAAAGCTCATAAAGGAGCTGGAAACTGCCGATAAAGACCGAGCCAAAGAGCTAATCCAGAGCGCCAAAGATGAGGCAGCGGAAAAGGTTAAAACGGCAGAGGATGAGAAAGCTAAGAAGCTCAAATTGCTGGAGCAGGAAAAAGCCACCAGGATCCAAAATAAAAAGGATCTGGAGGCAGCGATAGAGGCAGAGGATAAACGCGCCAAAGCATTAGAGGCCGACGCTAAACAAAAAGCCTGGAAAGCACAGCAAAAGGCCGATATAGCCACGGCCATCATTACCGGAGCGCTGGCCACCCTTAAAGCGCTGGCCAGTGGGTTCTGGCCGGTAAACCTAGTGTTTGCGGCATCCAGCGCCATAATGACGGGCATCCAGGTGGCTAAGATCAAAAGCCAGCCTATGCCAACCTTTGCCCACGGTGGATTTATTCCGGAGGGAGGGCGGCACGGCTCCACCTACGGCTCCGGAGGCCTGGCCATTGTCGACAGAGCCACCGGCAGAGAACGCGGTGAGATGGAGGGAGATGAGGCCATAATAAGCCGGGAACAGACCAGGGCAAATATGCCGCTCATTCGGCAGATGTTTAAGAATGCCAGGACACCAGGCCAGCGGAGCAGGCCGGTAAGTTTGAACGACCGGGGGCCAGCCTTTATGGATGGTGGTATTTTGAACGGTGGCCAGTGGAGCAAACCGCTCTTTTTGTATGGAGGCATACCTGGAAAGCGGCAGGCCTACCAGGATGGTGGAGTGGTATTAAACGAGGATCCGGAGGCACTCGGTGGAGCCGACCAGGCCAACCAGGCACAAGCGGCAGCGGTGGAGACTGGCAAACAACAGCTCAAACTCCTGGCCGCTATTGTGAGCGCCACCGAGACCACGGACGTACACCTACAAAAAGCCATGAACGATTTAGCCAGCAACGTGGCCACCTCCCTGGATACGCTCCGACGCGCAAACAGCCAGGCGCTGGATAGTTTGGCCTATTCGACTAAGAGCGGCCTGGATAACATGGCTGGCCAGGTGGGCAGTTTGAAAGGATCCGTTAACGCGGTGGAGGGCGCTGTTTACCAGGTACGCGGGGCCGTGGATGGAGTCCAGGGCGCAATTTGGGGAACTAACCAGGCTGGCCGGTTAGATGCGTTAATAGGGGCTATTTCCTCCTTTGGTGGTAAATAATAAACCAGGCTTTTGAGCTCTTGTAAATTAAGTGGCTAGTGGTTACTTTTAATGACCGTTAGCCACTTGATCTATGAAAAAACCAACCTCTAGTAAATGCGTAAAAAAATCACGTTATCCGTTCCACGTTATCTAAAAAGATACCTCTTAAATGCCGAATTTGGCCAGTTAGTGGATGGCGCTTTGTACGTGGGTGGCCGCTCCTTTATTGGCTCTTATATTTCATCGGTGGCCAGGCCTATACCGTTTGTTATGCCGAGGCCGGATCTATCCGGCACAAAGTTAGTTATCTGGTATAGCTGCCGGGAACGGACACACGAAGTACCACCGGAGAAACTGGCCAGCCTGGTTAAATCATTGGATGAGCAGTTTAGGCGCTCGTTAATTTGTGAGGTGAGGGCGCTCCATGAGCTATGTGGTGGAGACTACTCCAAGTTTATCCGGAACTTTCTGGCCAGGTACGGCATAGAGCCAGATGTGGACATTGATTTTGATACGGTGCGGAAAATATACCGGGATTACCTGGAGCGGGTGGATAAGTCAAACAGAGAGCTGGTAATGGCCTCCTAAGAATAAATAAAAAGTTTGCGTTAAAAAGTCCGGCCTGGTGCAGTTTGGGCCGGATATGTGCAATTTAGGCCGGATGTGTGCAATTTAGGCCGGGCAAAAGAGGCCTCCATTTTAAATGGAGGCCTCTTTTGCTTTTTAATAGGCCAAAACTTTCGTCCTTTCCAGCGGGGTGCCAGGCCATTACTTTTGGCTTACTATGGTACTAACAGAGCAATCTTTTGGCAGCTACCAGCAAACGCCCAACGCTGGCCAGGTGGCCAGGCTTAAGCTCTTGCCAGTGGATGCCGTACTGGCCATCTCACCACCGGGGGAATGGCCAGCCACCACACCGGGAACGGTCTCCCGTTTCGGCCTGGCCGTGGCCGGTGGCTCGGTGGCCACGGAGTTAATTTTTCCGGTGGGTGGCTGCTCTTTCCAGGAGCTCCAGGAGACTGGCCAGGCCGGAACGGTTTACAGGCCAGAGCTGGTGGCCACGGTGCCACGAAACCAGGCGGGGCTCCTGGATTGGATTCACCTGAACAGAGCCAGGCGCTGGCTGGCCTTATGGCTGGACAGAAACGGCCAGGCCTATCTGGCCGGTGAGCCAGGGAACGGCCTCCGGATGGAGATGAGCCGGACAGTAAACGCCACCAATTCCATGAGCCTAACCCTCAAAGGCCGCTTTTGCCATCCGGCCTGGTTTATTGAAACGTTCGACTCTGCCGAACTTTTCGCAGATGTAGATTTTGATTTAAGTTTTGATTTTTCTTTTAACGCCTAACTACTAAAATGGCAGCACCAGACGACGCATTTTTAAAAAACATCATTAACTCTAACCTGGTGGACTCACCACCAGGCCAACCACGCCGAAACACGGCCACCACCTTACGCGCTGTTATTTTCGCACTGATTGACTGGGTAAAGTCTGCCGTAACTGGAGCCACTTACTCCTGGCTCCGAACGACAGACGGACAACCGAGCGGAAACCAGGCCGATACCATTTACCACATTGGCAAAGTGGTGGCAGGCCGAACAACGGAGAACGGAACAGGGGCGCAACTCCAAGCGCCGGAGGCCTGGTTTGATACCATAAACGGCCAGCCTGCCGGTGGTTTATTTTCCCTTACATCCGGAGCCGATGCCATAAATATACGGTATTACCCTATCTGTCAACTGCCTGCCACCACTGGAGGCACGTATGATTTTGCGGACATTACACTAACCGCTAAACCCTGGGATAATGCCAGCGGTAGCCACATCCACATTAACCTTTACGTGGCCAACCGGGGCGGGTTTACATACCAATACACTACACAAGGTTTTGGCTATGCCGTAGGTATTGTGGCCTATCAGCAGGCAGACAATAGTACTATTATTTACGCTCGGACAGATAACACTTTTCAGGCATTAGCCTTTAAAGTTATTCGACACGCGCAGGCCACTGTTTTCCCTAGCATTACCACCATACTGGCACCTCCTGGCACGTTGGTATTTAACTCGTTGGACATGGCCAATTATTCGCCACTCATGGCGCTGGATTCACGCTTTACCTCCTTTATCGCTGGTAATGGAGATGGCTCCTTTCCGTTAAATCCGTTAGCAACTCCAGGCACTGGCCAGTTAAGCCTGGCCGCAAACTGGATACCTGGCTCCAGCGATTTGGCTTTAATTAGCTCCAATATAGCAGGCAATGGATTTACCTTTTGGCAACTAACGGCAGCAGCCGCAAAGCGGAGGCTGGCCTGGCTAACCGGAAACGGGGATTTTATCCTGGGAGCGGGGAACGCAGCGGAGCGGCTCACCGTAGAGGGAAACGCCTATTTAACGGGGGTGCTCCGTTTTCCGTCAGTCATTAACAGCCGAAAAATTGTACTCTACGGATCCGCAACGGGTACGGATATGCAGTTTTACGGGTTCGGGGTGGATGGTGGCACATTACGCTATCAAGTTAACAGCGTATCAGATAGCCACATATTTTACGCGGGTTTATCTCCTGTTACCAGTAGAGAGATAATGAGAGTCCAGGGAGATGGCAAAGTGGGGATCAATCGACCAAATCCAGTTTGCCGCTTTGAGGTGGGAGACTCTCCAACAGATGGCGTATTAGCTCAATTTATCAATATGCAATCTGCCGGAGGGGGTGGCTTTATCCGTCTGTCACAGACTGACGCGGGATTTTGGGACGTTGGGCCGACTAACACAAATAGCTTTATTATTAGGGGTTGGAATGGAGCGGGGGCGTTAGTCGAACGGGTTAGAATAGAGGGGGCAAACGGAAGTATGGGAATAGGAACAACCGGGCCAACCTCCAGGCTACACATCAACGGAGCCACCGGCCACCAACAGCTCCGACTGGAGCAGGCATATACACCAACCGGCACAGGAGACCCAAACGGCCAAACCGGCCAAATTGCCTGGGATCAAAATTTCTTTTATGTCAAAGTAGCCGGTGGCTGGAGAAGATCAGCACTACAATCATTTTAATTCACCAGTTAACTCATTCTTTTAATGGACACTATAAAAACACCAATCACCTCGGAGGCCGTTACAGGCTTTAAACGAGTGGCCAAACATGAAAACTTTATAATAGGCCCAGATTTAAACATGGTGCAACAGGTGCGAATAATTACCACCGACGAAACCGGCCAGCCACTCCTGGAGCGAATACAGACAGACAAAGGCCTAACCGATAGCCAGCGAATGGCAACACTCCAGCGCTACCAGGATCAACTGGTAACACGACAAACCAGCGGGGCATTTGTAGACATTACCGGCCAGATAGTGGATGAGGGAACAGAGGGAGCCATAAGCCAGCGGGATTTTTTTCAAAACATTACCCTGGGAGACCTTAAAAAAATGGGCCTACCTATTGGCGACAAAACGCCGGTTACTACGCTCATTTACGCACTCATTGGCCAGGAGATAACCAACCTGGACAAACGGAAAGCACTGTAATGCAACCATGAGTAAACGCTTTATTGAGTGGTCAGATACGTTTTACAGCCTGCCGGTAATTATCGATAGTCGACTACCTAAACCCGACCAAATGCGAGTGGAGCAGGATGTACTGGTGGAGCTGGTGGATTATAGGCGGGTATTGCTACCGGCCAACTTTCTAACGGACTGCCATAGTACGCCACCCTGGAGCCAGAGCTTACTGCCTGCCTACAATAACCGTACTAACCTGGCCGCTATTGTACACGATTATTTGTATATGAATTGGGAGCAACACCTGGAGCACTATCCGGAGCTTATGGATGTAGATGGCCGCTCTTATGCCGATGGCATTTATCTGGAGCTTATGCAGCGGTTTAATCCTGGCCAGTGGCGCAACCGTTTGTACTTTGGGGCCGTTCGGGCGTTTGGTGGCTGGAATTGGCGCAAGTTCAGGCAACAAACACCAACGGCCTAAAACAGTATAATCTTTGGCCAGGCCAGGCCATTTTTTGCCAATCGGGGCCGGATCTGCTCCGGATCCTGGCCGGAGCGGCCACCACCGGCAGCTCACCGGCCAAAGATTCTACTGTTTTACGCCACCAGCCAGCTCTCTCCAGGGCTGGCTTTTTTACGTCCTTTTGATTTGGCCAGGCAGCGGCCACTTTTACACCTTTCAAGGCCAGGCACTGGCAGTAAACAACATTTTAACGACAGTATGAGAGGGGGGTTTTTATCTATTTCGGGGCTCTGGTATTTAGAGGAGGGGCTGGCCAGCCGGATGGAGTCCATAGTAAGGCCACGGCTCCAGGCGGGTAAGGAGCCGGTGGCCGCTGCCATGTTTGCAGAACATCCTGCCAGGAACATCCAGGCACACCTGGCCACGGCAGGCCTTAACGTAATGGCCGGTACAATCTCCTATTTTGAGTATGTGGCCACGCAATACACTACGGGGGGCGTTTGTGTTATTCCGATTATTGGAACGCTCTCCAGGTACGGCCTTTGCTCCTGGGGGTATGAGGATTTGGCTGGCCTTTTGGCCGTGGCCGACCGGATGGAGGATATTAAGGCCATCGTACTCCGGATTGATTCGGGGGGCGGGGCGGTGGATGGTTTACGGGCGCTGGCCGATGCCATGAGACTCATTAAAAAGCCAATACTGGTTTGGTCTAATTTCATGGCCAGCGCTGCCTATTTCATCGGGAGCCAGGCCACGGAGATCTGGCTGGAGGATTCACCTTTACCAGTCATTGGCTCGGTGGGTACGCTCATGGTTTACACCGACCAGAGCAAAGCGCTAAAGCAGCAAGGGCTGGAGGTTGAAATTTTCCGAGCTACCGAGAGCGTAGACAAGGCCAGAGTAAATGGCATTGAACCGCTCACCGATGAGCTACGGACGGAAATCCAGGCCATGCTGGACAACTGCCAAAAGGAGTTTGTGGGGTTTGTTCGGCGGGGCCGCGCTGGCCTGCTAAAGTCCGACGAATGGACAACGGCCAGGATGTATGGCACGGATAAGGGGATAAGTTTAGGCCTGGCAGATAAAAAGGGAACGCTCCAGCAAGCTATCAAACGGGCCGCTCAAATGGCCGCTTAAAATCAATCAATCAATTTTTTAACCAGTAAACCACTAAAAGCCTATGGCACAGGAAAAGCAGACGCTGGCCACGTTTATGGCCTCATTTTTCGGAAAATCCGGAAAAGCCGTTTCGGAGAAATTAACCACCGATGAGCACAACCAATTTACGAGCGAAGTCCAGGAGCTCCAGAATAAAGTTACTGGCCTGGAAACGCAAGTAACGAGCCTGGAGGCCGAAAAGGGAACACTCCAGAGTAAAGCGGATGGCCTGGACACGAAAGTAACGGCACTGGAAAGCGATAAGACCACGCTCCAGAGCTCACTCACCACGGCAGAGGCCGACCGGGACAAATACAAAGGCTGGTTTGAGAAGCAGGCCGGGGCCGGTGCACAGATGCCGGAGGGAGATGCCACCAGCAAAGTAGACAACAACCTAACCAGCTACAACCAGCAAGCGCTGGCCGTATTCCGCAAAAGCAAAGGCCTGGCTTAAATCCAGGAAAGCAATCAATCAACTTTTTTTAACCACCTCTTTTTTTAATCAAACAGTAAAGAATGGCACAAACAACGGGTTACGATTTTAGTAAACTGCCTGCCGCATTAATGCAAGTATTCGACGGTAAAAAGGAAATTATCACGGATGTATTAGTGGATGGCGAGGCAAAGATTCGGGAGCTTTACCAGCTCCTGGTTACGGATAATAAGAGCCCACTTATTAACCTCCAGATTATGGACATACTACGGGCGGCATCTGACGACTTTACGCCAAGCGCCGGAGCGCTCCAGTTTGGCGCTCGGATTCCGACCTTTGAAGATGTGGACATTGATCTACAATTTACAACGGGCGAAATTCAAACGCTTTACCGCTCTTATTTGCAGTATGTAAAGGGCTTAAGCTCGGAAAAGGCCGTACTGGAGAATCCGTTTGAGGTGTTCTTTTTGGAGCAGATCCTACGCACGGCACGGGCTAACTTGGTGGAGCGTGCGAGCTGGAAAGCGGTTAAGAATGCAGCCAGCACTGGCAGCGCTTACGCCATTACCGGCCTCCTGGCAAAAACGACCATTGGCCGCGCTGCCGGTGGTGACATTCCAGCCTCTAACGTACTGGCAGCGGCCACGGTTATAGACGACTCTAACAGCTACGAGCAAGCTCTGGAGCTCTGCAAAGTAGTAGAGGCCGCTAACCAGGCCATGCTGGAAATTCCTTTGCAATTCCGCTGCTCTCCTGGAATGGTTCGGAGTATCAACCGCAGACGGCAGGCTAAATTTCCGGCCACCGTTCGGCCAGGTGAGACTATGGCCACGCTAGACGGTTACGAAAACATTACTCTGGTGGCAGATGTAGGCCTTTCCGGCAAATCTACCACCGTAATTACTCCAGCCTCAAACATGAACTTTGTTTGTAATGAGGATGTGGCCGCTTATACGTTAACCGTAGTAAAAGACGTAAAAGCCACAAAAATCAACATCCGGATGAGCGTGGGCTTTGATTACGGGTTTGGTAAGTTCACATTCCTAAACGACAAAGTTTAATACCATAAACCGGCCACCTGGAGCACTCGGTGGCCGGTTTACAAATGTGCTCCGGTTTTTACTTTCCTCTTTTTTTCAACCAAAACAAAAACAACAAATCAGCATGAAGTTTGCAAAAATTCTAATGAGTTTCCTGGTGGTGGCCATCGGGGCATTTGTGGCCACCGAGACCGGCAGCGTACTGGCCGGAGTGGTGGCCATGCCGCTCTCCAGCCAGGTGTTTACAGCGGCCACCGGCATCTCCCTTTTTGATAGCCACGGCCTGGCTCTGGCCACCCTGGCCGCAATTCCACGCACTCCACAACAAACCGTAAACCCTGGAGGTGGCCGTAAACTATTCCTTTGTCCTACGGATCAATTTACAGCCGAATGGCCTAAACGGGCCGACATTCTGGCCGGTGAGCTGGCCGTGGCTCCTGCTATGGTGGTAGGGCCACCCGTTGGGACATTTACGGAGGTGCAAGTTTCTGACAACAGCCTAAAAGCAGACGAAGCATTAAAGGGCTCCACCGGATACCAGTCCTGGGAGCAGATGCTGGAGGTAAAGGTGGCCGGATTTAATAAGGATCAGGTGGCCGCTATTGAAAAGCTCATAAACACGGAGGTGGTGGCCGTGGTCATTTTGACCGATGGCCAGCGGATTGTTTTAGGTACTACTCTCATGGGTCTCCAGTTTGAGGTGGTACACACCACCGGAGCCAAAGGTGGCGACCGGAGAGAGTGGACGCTAAAGGCCAAAAATGATGGCTATATGTTTGGTTATGTTCCAATCGGGGCCGCTCTGGCCATTCCAGGCGTTTCTCTCTCTTAATTTTCCTCTTACACTCTAATCTAAATAAAGGCCTCACAGCGGCAGGCAGTGAGGCCTTTATTTTATTCATCCAGACAATGGCAAAAACAGTAACAGTTTTAAACAGCGCCACCGGCATAAAATTTGGCTTTGGTGAGCGGACGGTGGTGGTAAGTGATAAAATGGCCGTGGCCGACGCGGAAAGCATCCAAGCGCTTTATCCTGGTGTTTACTGCAAAGTAACAGATCAACCAGCGGCCACCACACCAGCGGCCACCACGGAAAAGGCCAACAAATAGGCCAACCGGCCAAATAATCTACCGAAAAGGCCGCGCCAGGTATCGACGAAAACAAAATTTTATTCTCTTTTTAAACTAGATCAATGAAAGCAGCAATTAGCCAACTTTTAGCAGCGGCTCAACTGGCAGAGATGAACTACCAGGCAGACCAAACCGAGCACAAAAAACACACCTGGGAAAAGGCACTGGCCGACTATGAGCAGGAGGCAGAGGCTTACCGACTGGAGCAGCCAGTGGCTCCGGATCCAACGGAAACCGATGGCCAGAAAGACGCGGATTTTTTGGCGCAAGTTCTGGACAATAACACCGAGCTGGCCACCCAAAACCAGGCACTCAACGAAGTAAACGAGGCACTCAAAACACAAAATTCTTTTCTCAATAGCCAGCTAATTGAGAAAGAACTGGAAATTGAGAACCTCAAAAAATTGGCACTTTCTGCAAAACCGACCGCTCCGGAGACTACTCCGGTAACAACTCCGGAGGCCGCTCCGGCAGCGCCCAAACCACTAACGGGGGCCGCAAAAGTAGCAGCCGAAAAAAAAGCGGCAGCGCTGGCACAGGCAGCGGCAGACGAAGCAAAAAAAAACAGTTAACTCCAGCCACGGAGGTGGCCAGCGGATCCGCTCCGGATCAACGAAAAGAGCAGCTCATTCTGGAGGCCGAACGGCTCCATAAAGAGGCTGCTCTTTTGTCTAATACCCTGGCCGATTTTGCGGATAACGATGTGGAGGGCCGGAGGCCAGTGGTGGAGCAGATCCTGGCCACCAGGGAGCTCTGGAAAGATGCCAGGCACGAACTGGCCACCGGCCAGGTACGGAGACCGGAGAAAGAGGCCAAACCAACCACGGCCACCAGTGGGCTCCGTTCGGCAGAGATTAAAGTGGAGCTCCAGAAAACTAGAGTAAATATTTACAAGTACGAAACCAAGATTTCCGAGAGACCAGACCACGCCAAAGCGGCCACCTGGAGCCAGGAGCTGGCCAGGCTTAAGGCTATTAAAGAACAGTATGAGGATGAGCTAAGACTTTTAAACTATGAAGCAATTAAAGGGCAATAACCGCTATTTAGACAAAGTACGGGGGGAACTGGATGTTTTCCAGGATTACCTCCTTAATGGTACGGAGCTCTCCCCTATCCAGTGGGAGACCTGGGATAAAATAGACTCTGCCAGAGCCTGGCTAAAACAGGGGCATACTGATAGCCAGGTACTGGCCATGCTGAAAAACTCCAGTAAGCTCCAGGAGCGGAGAGCCAGGGAGATAATGGCGCTGGCCTACTCGGTATTTGTGGAGCTCCGGCAGGCCAGAGACAAAGAGGGAATTAAAGACCTATACGCCGAACTTTTCCGGAGCGCTGCCAAAGAGGCAAAGGAGGCCGGAGATTTTTATAATTACGGCATCCTACTGGATAAAGCGGCCAAAATAGATGGAGCCTACGAAAGTGGCAAAATTCTGGATTCCGACACCTACAAAAAGCCATCGAAAGTGGTGTTTAAAGTAAAGCAACTCACCGTAAACAATAACGCTGGCCAGGAGCCTAAAACCATCCAAAATGCTACCTATGAAATTGGAGACTAACGACCGCCCAGAGGATGAGCTGGAGGTGGAGGTAAACGAAAAACAGGCCATTTTTTTGGAGGCCGTTTATAACAGCCGGTTTAAAATTGCGGCCATGATTGGAGGCCGTGGCTCCGGTAAATCCGTAACGCTCTCCGATTTCCTTTTACTGGCCTCGGACGATCTGCCACGCGCCAAATGTGGGTGGGGTGTACCAACGATTAAAAAAGCTAAATCCAAGCTCACCAGCGGCTTAAAAGCGGGGTGGAAACGGCACGGCATTACGGAGTATGATTTTAAGACCGGAGCGGGGTGCTTTGTGCTCTGGAGGGAGCCACCGGCACATTTTGAGCGGCCATTTGAGGCTCCGGATATTTGGGAGAACTGCATAAGCTTTCCAAACGGGTTTGTAATTGAATTTGAGAGCTTTAAGATGGCGGCAGCGGAAAACCGTGGCGCTAACTATGATCTATATGTTATCGATGAGGGGCTAAACTTTAAAAAGGAATGGCTTAAGGTGGTACTGCCTACCTTACGGGCCAACGTGGGAAAGTTTAGCTCTACATTCCACCAGATGCTGGCCGTATTTTCCTCACCTCCCTGGGATCTGGCAGGCCAGTGGATGTATGACATTGAGGCACTTTCTAAAACCGAGCCAGGCCGGTATTTTTTCCTAGAAGTAAAGACGCGGGATAATTTGGCCTTTCTGCCAGATGACTACCTGGACACGCTCCAGAAAAACCTTACTAAGCTGGAGTATGAGGTGGAGGTGGAGGGAAAGCGGCTCTCCAAGATGCCACACAATTTTTATCCGTCATTCCAGCACCACATCCACGTTATAAAAGAGGAAAGCGACGAATACGAGGCCAGAGCGGCCTGGAGTGGTGAGCTGCTCTATAACACCAGCCACCGAATAGAGGCCAGCCTGGACTTTAACGCACACTTTACTAGCGCCACCCTATGGCAAAGCGATTACACAGAGGCCAGGCTTATCGATAACCTTTACTGCAAAGAACCGGGAATTGATGCCGATGGCGTAGCTATGACAATGGCGCAGACGCTGGCCACCCTTATAGCCACCGAGTACGTGAGCCATAAGACTAAGCAGATAACCCTAACCGGAGACCGGAACGGTAAGAATAAAAGCGCTGGCTCTACAAAGTCCATGTTTGACCAAGTGGCCGAAATTTTAGAGGCCTCTGGATGGCACGTTTCTACGCAGGCGCTAAATTTTAACCCTCCCCACATTGACAAGTTTAAAGACCTTAACAACGTCTTTGCAGAGCGTAATACGGATCTGATACGGGTACGGGTGGACGGGATCCGATGTAAGGCCACGGTGATAAGTATGGATAACAGTCCACTCAATACCGACTACACCAAGAGCAAACGGAGTGAGAGCAGCAAGGTAGACCAAGAGCTGGCCACTCACCTATCTGATACGGTCGACTACTATATACTCTGGAAACTAAAAGGCGGCAGGAGTCTCCAGGGCGGTGGAGATTTTGACCTGGACTACTTTTAACTTTGGAGTGGTAAGGCGCTTGTGGCGCTGGCTTGGAGTGCACTAAGTTGTTTTACTTTCCAATTTTCCACTTTCCAGTTTTGGCTGGATGGCTTTCATATATTCGGAAAGTGGAAAACTGGAAAGTTCCAAAATGATAAAGGGCGGGGTCGATAAAGGAAAAAACACCACTTTTAGGGGGGTGTTTTTGCGTAAATGGCTCAATATTAGCTCTATAAGACGTTTAAGGGGTGCAACTTTTAAAAACATAGGATTTTTTGACCTTTCTAAATTAATAATTAGGGCTCCAGACGCATATTTAGGCGAAAAATGGCACCAAATCCGTTTTCTATTATTCACCAAAATTAACATAAACACAGAATGAATATTCAGCAGGCTATAAACCAGATAGAGAATTATACGCTCAAAGTCCAGGCCGCAAAAGAGGCAGGCACCCACTTAATGGCTGGCCTTGATGGCTTTATGGATGAGCTCCGGCAGGGGGAAACATTCACCACAAACGATTTACTGGCACTTTGGGAGCAATATAAAATAAACAATTACCAGGAGGCACTCACTAGAGCGTTTTCCAGCATTAAGGATTAATCACCGGCCTGGAACTCAAACGAGAGCTCCAGGCCGGTTTTACTGGAGTTCGCTCATTATTCGCCGTTCGTCTACTTTTACGTATGCCTCCAGGCCTTTATCCGACGTTCTGCCCATCATTGTTATAGTGGCCTCCTTTGAAAAATGGCCATCCTTAAACTCAAGAACCTCCGGAGCTATTGAGGCAAAAAGGGGGGAAAATAACCCACCGTTTAGGCATAAGTTGGCAAACGTCCTACGGCCTACGTGGGTGGTTAACACCTTAATAAAGTCAAGTTTTAGCCCGATAACTTTTAGATAAAGATTAGTTTTCTGGTTTGGCCGGATCCGGAGCTTTTCCGGCCTGCCATCATACCTGGCCGCTAATATCTGGCTAACAATCGGGTGGAGTGGCTGCATAGCCGTATTACCCGTTTTTTTACGGTCTTTCTCCACCCACGGCAAAAACTTAATGGTGGAGCCATCCGGAGCTCTCTGCTCTTTACTTAGAATATCGCTGGAGGTAAAGGTTTTTAAATCGGCATAGGCGAAACCAGTAAAACACTGGATTAAAAAATTATCTCTTATTTGAGAAAGTACCGTTTCATGCGGGGCAAATGAAAACTCCAGGAGCTGCATTAATTCAAACGGCAGCAAGAAAACCGGAGGCTTTGTTTTTTCCCTGGCCACCCTATAACCCTGGAGCGGATCCTTTACCGTATAATCATTTAGTAAACCCCATGAAAGAACCTGTTTAATGGTTTGGGTATGTTTGCGAATGGTGGCGCTGGCTCGTTTCTCGGTTATTCGCATAAAGCCACGGTACTGCTCAATAACTGCCAGGCTGAATTTTTCCGCTGGCAGATCTGCCTGTTTTTTGGCCACCAGCCAGCCATCCACTTTTTTAAATACCGCTGAATACGTTTCGTAGGTGCCTGCCGTAATATCCGGATCCTTTTTTACTCCAGCCAGGTAAGTGGTAAAGAGCTGAAGGAAAGTAAAGCCACGGCCATTTTGCTGGAATAGCTTTTTAAAGTAGCTGGCAGAGAATGGCTCTCTTTTTAGCATGAGCTCGTTATGGATGGCCATGCCTCTGGAGCGCCATATTTCTAGTGTGTGGTTTTGTTGTTGTGCCACCGGAGTACGCGCCGTTATCCGTTGGGCCTCCGAACTCCAATGTTTACGGTGCACTTTAATGCCGGTAGAGCCTAACTCTACTCTGGTTTTCGATAACGTTAATCGGAAATAAATTGTAACTAATTCCGGATTTGATTTAGACGTATGAGCCCAAAAAAGGAGTTCCATTCTCTGACTTATCATTACTACGGGTTATAAGTTTCTCTCCGTTAAAAAGAGGTTAAAAAATCAACGGGATAACAAACTTACAGCCAGTGGGTGGATACAGTTCAACGGTAAAAGCCAAATGCGACGGTGCCACCTCCATTTTAATGGTGCCACCGTAACAACCTCCTGTTAAGGATAAAGAGTTAAGCCTGGAAAAGAGTGATTTACAGACCTATGGAACAAAAAAAGCCTCCTTTTTCGGGAGGCTTCGGTGGTACTCAAATTGTAATGGCAGAGAGCGAGGGATTCGAACCCCCGGTACCCTTACGAGTACTTCTGATTTCGAATCAGACCCGTTCGACCACTCCGGCAGCTCTCTATTAGTCGTATTTCCTGTCTTAACGTACTGGCAGAGAGGAAGAGATTCGAACTCTCGATACGGTTACCCGCATACACACTTTCCAGGCGTGCTCCTTCAACCACTCGGACACCTCTCTGTGTCACTCATGCCCCGACGAATCGGAGTGCAAAGATGCAGGATTGATGCCAGAAACGCAATATGTCCCTAAAAAAAGAAGGCTACGATACCCATTCCTATTTGGTCCCGGTCAGAAAAGCACGAATGTGTTCATTCAGGAATTTGGCATCGGCCGGATTACTGGCGGCCCCAGCGGTGTGCCCCCACAGGGAAGGAATGGGCTTCAGCACAACATTGGGAATAAAAGCAGCCTCGTATTTCGCATCGCCCAGTGGGAAGTAAAGATCGGTTTCGGAGGGCATGTATAACAAAGGCACCTGTATGGAGCGCAGGGCTTTTTCCACGTTTCCATCGAACCCTTTGGTACTGCCCACGTCGTGATACTCCCAGGTACGCATTTGCAGAATCAGGTCGTTGGCATCCGCCCCCTCAATAAAGTGGGTGCGGTAATTGGTCAGCACCTGCTCGAAGGTGGTACCCGGCTTGGCCCGTTCGCGCCAGAGTTCCTTCCGCCACCATTCCTGCGAGTATAACCAACCCGTCCAGACCACCGAGAAAGCCTGAATGCCTTTAATGGGTGGTTCGGTATAGTCTCCGTTCATAAAGGCAGCGTCGGCGGTGAGAGCAGCAATCTGTCCTTCCAGCCGGACGACACCGTGCGGATAGTTTTTGGCCGTACCCGCTGTCGCCACAATTCGGTCGGCAAACGCAGGATAACTTACCGCCCACTGAAAAGCCTGCTGTGCGCCCATCGAAAAACCGATAATGGCCCGCAGGTGCGTGATGGAAAACTGCTCACGCAACAACCGATGGACGGCCGCTACATTATCCCGAATGGTCATGACCGGGAAGCGGGGGCCGTGAAAGGGTTCGGGCGTATTGCTGGGCGACGAGGACCGGCCGTTGCCGAAGAGTTCGGTCGCTACCAGAAAATACCGGGTGGTATCCAGGGCTTTTCCCGGTCCGATCAGCCATTCGTAGCCGCGGGCGGTAGCCATATAATGCGAGGGCAGCAGGATGGCATTGTCACGGTCTTTATTCAGATGCCCGTATGTGCCGTATACCACGCGGGCTTTGGGTAAGGTAACCCCGTTTTCGGTTGGGAAATTATCAATCACAAACTCAGTACGACCAGCCGGAGTCGTTGACTGAGCCAGCACATGCTGGGCGACCAGAAGCAGCAGGAAAAGTTTTTTCAT